AGAGGTCGAAGTTGAATGTCTCGTCAATGGCATCGCCGACTTCGCGGAAGAACTGGCGCGCCTTTTCCCACAGCGAAGGGCCGCGCGGCTGCCATGCCTTTGCCGGCGGAAGCGGCCAGTTCTCCGTCACCGGGTCTTCGTCGACCAACCGCGCTTGCGGGATGTCGCTGTGTTGCAGTGCGAAAGTTTCCGGGTTCATGCGATGTGCCCCCATGTCTCGAACGAACGGACCTTTTCGATGGTGCGGAAGTGAACGCCGAACTCATCGGCAAGCTGCCTTGCGGTCCGGCCGCGCACATTCGCGCGGATCTGGCGCACGGCTTCAGGGTTCAGGCGCGCGTGCGGCAGCCTATTGCCTCGCACTGCCAGCGCCTTCGCTCCGAATTGCTGGTACTCGAAGCGCGTCATGCAACCTCCGGCGCGCGCACCTTCGGCGGTCTGCCGCGCCCTTCATGACCGCAGCTGCGCGATTTGCCCCCATACAGGTGAGTAGCAAGAACCTCGCGCTCGGTACCGCAGTCGCAGACGCAAACCGCCATTGCGTTCTTCTTGCGCCCAGCGTACGTCTTGCCAGGGATGTAGTCGGTCACCGTCCACTGGCCGAAGCGGTCGCCGATTCGCATACGCGTCCTGCTGCCAGCGCGCTTCCCTGGCGCATGCGTGGCGAGCTGGTCGACCATCACAGCGAACCGATCTGCGGTGTAGTCAAAGCTCATGTGATTGCCACCTCCACGCTGTAGGTCTTGTCCGTGCGCTGCGCGTAACGCCATTCGATACGCGGATCGCCGTCGTCAATCCCGAGCCACTCGGCCACGCCATCGCGGCACGCCTTCAAGGCGCTTGCTAAGTTGTCTGTGTCCATGCGCTTCACGCCGACGCGCGTGAGCGTGATGACACAGGGAAACGCCGGGCGCGCGGCCTGCTTCATGGCCCAATGCGCAGCCCGCCGATGCGCCCTCGCACGCTTGGCTCGTGCTGCCCAGTGCTCGCGCAGGTTCGCCACGCTCACGGCTTGGATGGGAACGATCACGACTTGTCCTTCGCCTGCAGCTCCCGCACCAGCGTCGGCAGCTCGGCATACATCGGCTCGCGCGTCAGCTCCCGAAGGCGATGCCGTGCGTGATCCACCGCGCCCGGCAATTGCGCCATCCAGTGAAGATGCATCGCCACCTCCCGAAGGTGTGATTTCCAGTCGAACATTCACAGCCCGCCTCCTTGGCTGTCTTTCCTGTGCTGCGGGATGTCGCCCATCCAGTCGCCGATCTGCTGGTATTGACCGATGAACTGAAGCGGCACGAGTCCCTGCGGCCCATTGCGATGCGCGACGATCTCAAGCTCCGAGAAGCCTTGAAACTCGGGCTTGCGCTTGCTCAATGGGTGCGCGTGATCCGTGAAGAGCAGCGCGATCTGGTCCGCTGCCGCCTCGATCGCGCCGGAGTCGCGAAGGTGCGTCATGGTTGCGCGCCCGTAGTGCTCGTCGGCCTTGCGGCTCATTTGCGACAGCAGCACCAGCCCAATATCCAGATCCAGCGCGAGGGCCTTCAGCCCGTTGGAGATCACATCGAGTTCGCGATTGCGGTTGTCCTCGCCCGCGCCCTGCATCAACTGCAGGAAGTCCACGAACAGCACATCGAGCCCATGCTGACGCTTGACCTGCATGGCCTTGCGCCGAACATCCAGCAGCGACTGTGCCGATTGGTCGTCGTGTACGAGATTGAGCTTGCCGAGCCTGTCTGCGGCATCGCCGACCCGGCTCCACATTTCGCCGTCGCTGGCGTCTGCGCGCAGGATTCGGCTCAGGTCCACCGAGCCCATTGCCGCCGTGTGCCGGTGCATCAACTGCGACACCGGCATTTCCTGGCTGATGAACAGGACCGTGTAGTCGCGCGCCATGTTGCGCGCCATGGTGAGGGATAGCGCCGTTTTGCCGTGCTTCGGCCGCGCGCCGATCACCATCATCTCCCCGCGACGAATTCCGCCGTTGAGAATTTGGTCGAGCCCACCAATACCGGTCGGAATTGCCGGGTTCTTGCCCTCGCTGAGCGCCTGCAGCAGGCCGAGGTAGTCGGCGATGGACTGGTGGATGTGCTGCGGGTCGCGTCGGCTTTTGACCTGGGCAATCTTCGCCAACTCCATCTGCGCCTTGTCGACCACCTCCGCGGCGACTGCGCCGTCCGCAAAGGCCCATCCTGCGATCTGGTCGGCTGCACTCGCCGCGCGCCGCAGGGTCCACCGCTCAAGGATCACTTCGGCGTAGCGGCGGGCATTGGCCGCACTCGGCGCGTACTGCGCCAGCGCGAAGATCTGCTGCAGCATGTCGTGCGGCGAGTCGCTCGCGCGCATCCGCTCGAAAACCGTGATGGGGTCGATCCCCTTGCCCTTGGCCGCGAGGTCCAAAATGGCCTCGTACACCTGCCGATGAAAGCTCGCGAAGAAGGCTTCGGGCGGCACATGCGGAATGCGCTGCAGGGCCTGCGAGTCGAGCAGCAAGGCGCTCAGAAGCGACTGCTCCGCCTCGGCACTTTGCGGGGGAACGCGAAGCTGTGCGGTCATGCGGCCACCGCCGTTTTCTCGATCACCTGCTTCATGCCGCGATCGGTGAGCAGAAAGTCCAGGTCACAGCGCCAGCTCGCGTGCTCGCCGCTTCGCGCGGTGCGGCCCATGAGGAAATCGTTGTCGCGCGCCCGCTCGAAGTACCGCCGGAACCACGCCATCGCCTCGGGCGCAGTCGTCGCGCGGCGCTCGCCTTCGGGCGTCTTGCTCGAAAGAACCCAGCCCCAGACCTTCGCCATTGCCCGCTTGCGCTGGTCGTTCATCAACCGAACCGCTGGCAACTCCGGCAGAACCTCGTGGTACAGGCTCACGAGGTCTTGGCACGGACAGGGCGGCAGCTTGCCTGCCGACGAAGCCGTAGGCTTAATCTGTTCCTGCTCTGATCCTTCTCCTGTTCCTGTTCTTGGCTTCGAAGGGGCTTCCAAGGGGCTTGTGATGATGGAGGAAAGCCCCTTTCCCTTCGGCGCGAATTGGCGTCGCTCGGTCATGTGGAAGCTGTCGCCGTATCGGTCGAAGAACGGGCCGAGGAATGGGTTGTTCGGCAGCGTGGCGTATTCCCTCTGCACGCCCTTGCAGCGCAGGTCTTTCGGCTGAAGTTCGCCCCCGATCTGGTAGACGGCCATTTCGAAAACCCAGACCATCTTGGAAGCCCTGTCGTACTCGCAAAAGCCCGCTTCGATGCAGCTCTCAAGCCCCTTCGTAGCCCCTTCGATGGTCAAGCCAGTCTCTTCGGCTATGTACAGGATCGGCTGGTAGTACAGCCCCAGCATGTTTGAGTGGGGCGAGGTCATCAGATAAAGGGCCACCACAAGGGCTTCGGAGCCCCTTTTGGCAAGCTCCTGGCCGGTTTCTCCAGTCCAGAACTTCGGACTAACCTTGGCGTAATCGCGCATTCAGGCGACCTCGTATACCCAGTAGCTGCCGGCGGCTCGACAGCCTTTGCGGAGCGCTTGGTGCAGTGCTTTGAAATGAACGCCGACGGCTGCTGCCGCAGTCCGAGACGATGGGAAGATTCGCCCGTCAAGCAGGCGCCGAACCGGCTTCGACCGCGCACGGGCGGAGGCAAGTGCGGCGTTGTCCTTGCGCGCAGCCTCGGCGCATTCCCACGCCGCGACGCGCTGAGCGAGCGTGATGCTGCTGCCTTCAAATGCCCAGAAGTGGCCTGCGAACTTCCAGCCCTTGCTGATGGCCGTGGACAGGTTGTCGGCGCTTTTCTCACCGTGGGCCTGTGCTGCCGCATAGCCAGACGGGAACACCTCGCCATCCGTCAGCCGCACCACCCTCTTGCTGACCGCTCGAGCAGCCAGCGACTGATTCACCTTCAAGGCGGCGCGATTCGCAGCGGAACTCGCCTTTGCCGCGTTAACTCGCGCGACGACCTGCGGGTCTCGCATGTGCCCAGTCGCAAGCTGCGAGCCGTTGTATTGAGGCCGAACTGTGTCAATGATGTGCTGCTCAAGCCAGAGCAGGTCGTCCATGCTCAGTGCGCAGGCCACCGGCTCAAACATCAAGGCAGCAACGCCGTATTTGTTCGCCGCGGCCTGAAGCGATGGGCTGTGATGCTTGCCTGTGCGCAATCCATGCGCGTGCTGCCGCCAACGCCGTGGCATGTCGACTGAGCTACCAACGTAACAATTGCCCGACGGGGACACGATGCGGTACACGCCACTGCGGCCAAGGTTCTTCACTGGATGCCTTCGTCCTTGGGTGCCCCAGGCTCGCGCTGCATGCGCTCGTTCTGCTGGGCTTGCATGCGCGCGATCTGCTGCGGACTGCGCTTTGCAATGGCGCGTTCAAACTCGATCCGCCAGTACATCGCGTCGTGCCGATGCCTGTCGTCGTTGGTGCGCTGGTGATTTCGGATGGCCGCCTCGATGTTCTGGCGAGCCGTTTCGATGCGCTCCTCGTTCTCGAGGTCCGCGTC